AAATGTTAAAGAAATATTTAGTAGATTTCAACCAGATTACGTAATAAATTGTGCGGCAAAAGTAGGAGGAATAAATGCAAATAATACTAAAAGTGCAGAATTCATTTATGATAATATTATGATACAAAGTAATATTATACATATGTCATATTTATATAATGTAAAAAAATTATTATTTTTAGGAAGTTCGTGTATTTATCCTAAATATTCACCTCAACCCATAAAAGAAGAATATCTTTTAACATCATCTTTAGAAGAAACAAATATTGGATATGCAATAGCGAAAATATCTGGTTTAACAATGTGTAGAATGTATCATAAACAATATGGGTGTAATTTTATATCTGCTATGCCGACTAATATATATGGTCCTAATGATAATTTTAGTATTCAAGATTCACATGTATTACCGGCGTTAATAAGAAAAATATATGAAGCAAAAATCCGTGGCGATGAAAGTGTTATATTATGGGGAACGGGAAATCCACGAAGAGAATTTTTGTATGTAGATGATCTTGCCGAAGCATTAGTATTTTTAATGAATAATTATGATGATTGTAAATTACATATAAATGTTGGAACGGGTGAAGATGTTAGTATTAAAGAATTAGCTGAGTTAATAAAAGAAATTATAGATTATGATGGAAAAATATTTTGGGATGTAAATTATCCAGATGGGACACCAAGTAAAAGATTAGATATTACACGAATTAATAATCTTGGGTGGAAAGCAAAGATATCTTTAAGAGACGGAATTAAAATGACATATGAATGGTTTGTTGAAAATTATAATAATTTAAGAAAATGACAATTTAAAAAAAATGAAAAAATTTTTTAATATTGAAGAAAAAATACATAAATACATGAAATATTAAAAACCTGTGTTTATTTTTATATTAAAAAATAGGAAATAAAATTTTAAGAAATGTTACAATTAAATTAAATAAACATGAAAATTTACAGAGAAAAATATGTTGTAACGGCATTTAAATCAATTTTAAATGATTTATATAATAATCCTGAATATATTAGTAAACCTCGTGGAAAAGAAGTTCGTGAAATTTTAAATTGTATTATAGAAATACAAGAGCCCAATATGAATATGTATAAAAACGAGGTTCGTTCTTCGCCACAAAAATATATTGCAGGTGAGTTACTATGGTATTTTTCGGGAACAAATTTACCAAATTGGATTGAATCTAATTTTAAAAAAGCTGGTGAAACGTGGAAAAAATTACATAATTCCGATGGAACTGTAAATTCTGCTTATGGATATCTTTTATTTAATGAAAAAAATGAACATGGATATAAACAATATGAATGGGCTATTGAATCTTTAAAAAAGGATAAAGATAGTCGACAGGCATTTATGCATTTTAATAAACCTTCTCATCAATTTAATGGAAATAAAGATCAGGTTTGTACATTAATAGCATTATTTCATATTAGAAATAATAAACTTCATATGACATTAACAATGAGAAGTAATGATGTTATATATGGGTTTATGACAGATTTTGCGTTTTTTAATATATTACATCAACAAGTATATACTCATTTAAAGAAATATTATAATGATCTAGAAATGGGAACATATACACATATTTCTCATTCAATGCATTTATATTCTTCTGAATACGATTTAGTAAAAAATATGTTACAGTATGATTTTATTCCGGATGCAATACCGCAATTAAATACTTCTATAATAAAAGAAAATGGTAATATTGAAGAAAAATATATTGAAGTTTTTAAACCTATAATATTAAATTCTACAATATCAGTAGATAAAACAGATAATAATGTCTTAAATTGGGTAATTAATAAATTGTTTAATAATTAAATATTTAAATGATATGGAAAATTTTGTTACAAATTATTATGAGAATAATGAAAAAAATGAATTTGTTTTTTCTAAAATTTACGGGGAATGGAAAGATAGATTAATGACTCATTATAAAATTAATGAAAATGATACAATAAATGTTTGTAAATTTATATATAATTATTTACCATGTGAATCAAAAGAAGCGGCATTTTTAGATACTGATAAATCTTTAATTGAGAATAATTGTGTATTATCCGAGTTAAGTAAAGTTTTATTGCATTTAAATTTAAAAGTTATATCAAAAATAAGTTTTATTTCAAATGTAATATTTTTGGAATCACCCAATACTGAAGAAGTAATAATTAAACATGAAACCGATGATAATAATATAATAGTAATAAATAAAAATAAAAAACTTATTACTACAGAAACTTATATGAATAAAATAAAAGTAGAAAAAGGTTTAGTAAATGATATGGACGCATTATTAGAAATTGAAAATGCTATTGTTTCTACGGTTGCAAGCGAAATTAATAGAGGATTATTTGAATATTTTCATTTTTATTATAATAAAATTTATATTTATCGTCCTATTGCATATTTTAAATTTATTCCCGGTGAAGAAAATAATTTAAATAATGAAAATAAAAAAGTTTATGATGAAATTGCTATTTTTTCAAAATGGTATAAAGATATAAAAAATAAAATATAAGTAAATAAAATAATAATTAACATAAAAAATTTATAACTATGACGAAAAATTATATTGATTGGACTCATAAAGAGGTAACAATTGAAGACATTCGAAAGCTTAATAAGCTTTATGTTATTAAAATTAATGATCCTTTTTCTATTGAAAAAATTGATACTCCTTTATTTGTAAAGGATACAATTTTTGAGGAAAGATTAAAATCTTATTTTTTAAAAGATGTTAATCATTTAACAAGAGAACAAATTCTTAGCGTTAAATGGAATATGTATATTACAAAGGGATATTATATTAAAATAAGTGAAAATGGCGGAATTGAAAAATTTAATCAAGATCCCGAAAAATGGTATATTAGTTATTTAGAAATTGATGGTCCTTTAGGAACAATAAATTCTGTTTATAATAATAAAGAAAAAGAAATAAAACATTACGTAAAATGAAAAATTTAAATAAAGAAAAAATGTTTGAATCACCTCAAAAAGTATCTATTACAACCGACATGATTAAAAATTTTAAAACTGTTACATGTCAATGTGGTAGTATGCTTTTTGAAAGTGCAATAATTATTAAAAAAATTTCTCCTGTTATTTCTCCAACGGGAAAAGAAGAATTATATCCAATGGAAATATTGGTTTGTAAAAAATGTGGAAAAGTACCATCAGAATTAGGATTAGATGATATTTTACCAGATGAAATTTTAGCAAAAAATAAAATAATAAAATAATCTTAAAAACTTTAAAATTATGGAACAATATTATCGAATAACTGTAAAAAATGAATTTGAAGATAAAAAAGGAAATCTTAAGTATAAAAAAGAAAATTATCTTGTTTATGCTTTAACTCCATCTGAAGCAGAAAAAAAACTTGAAAGACAATTAGGTGGTGGAGAATATGAGATAATTGGTATAAATGTTTCAAATATTGTTGATGTAATTAGATAATTTATTTTTAGGATCAGTTATGTACTCGTAAGAATATATAAATAAAAAATATATTCTTATGAGTACATTTGATCCTAAAAAATTTAGGTTTATTGAAACTTTTACTAATACTAACGGAAAAACATCTGGTTCTGGATTTATTGGTGTAATTGCCGGATTAGTAGGAATAGCTTCATTTGCCGCAACTATGGTAGGATATTTTTTAAAAATACCAAACACAATAGATGTAATGCAACATGTTATTTATCTTATTTCATTATCAGCAGTTTTATTGGGTGTAAGAAAGGTGTCTCCCAGATTTGGTAATATAAAAGAAGAATTGACTGATTCTAATAATGAAAAATAAAAATGCCAAATAATTTTGATTTTTCATATATTAAAGATATTAAAGTAATTGAAGTTAATCCGGAGGGGTGGATTTTTCCTTTATACGTTGAATATGGATTTGTTACAAATCCAAATATTAATAATGGAATTCCTACATGTTGTTGGAGAGTAAAAGAAACATTACATACATTTATTATACCTATAGCAAGATTAGATTTTTTAAGTTCGGGTGATTATAAAAAACATTTTAAAGATGTTCTTGAAGCTTTTAGAAAAGATTATATTAAATGGAAAGAAGAAGGATTTACAACAGAATGGTCAAGAGAATATGCACAGCAATATTCAAGATTCATCATTGTATAAGATAGAAATAAAAAATATTAAAAATATAAAAATTAAATATTTAAAATAAATGCAAATGGAAAATAATAGATATTTTCAATGGATAGCTGGAGAAAAAAGAGGACAGGTTATGATATTCGATAAATATTTTACAGATGGTGATGGTACATTATATATTATTTTTAAAGATGGATCCAGAATTAATTCGGCATATGTTGCAAGTTTAAATCAAAGAGATCTTACTGGCATGTTAATGGCCGAGGTTGATAGTCCTGATAATGTATGGACATTTAAAGAAGAATGGATTGGAAGAAAAGAAGAAGTGTGGGTAGAACAGGATGAAACTAATCCCGGACATAAAGTTTGTGTACAACCATTTATACCCGGACGTAAAGTTATAAAACTTATTCCCCCTAATCCTACAATCATTAAAACCCATGATAAAGAAAATATAAATAATATAAATAATGAAATTGAGAAAAAAGAAATAGAAATTATAAAACAGGAAACAAATAATATAGATAAAAATGATCCTATTTATATTCTTATGACTAAATCAAAAAAAGAAGATGCCGAAGTTTCAATGAATATTCAAATATCTTTACCACCTAAAGAATTATATAATATTATAAAAAAATCATTTGATGGAGGGATTGAAAAATTTATTGAATATATAATTCAAGATATTAAAGTTGATAAAATAAAGGAATCTCTTAAAACGGCAATTTATGATATGTATGAAAATAATAATGAAAAAATAACTACTTTATAATGGGATTATCAGAAATTAATAAAAAGATTATTGCTAAAGGCAAATACGAAGAAGTTATAGAAATAAATGATCATTTTTATATTGTTCCTAAAAAACAACAAATTGCGGTATTACCTTATACAATTGATACTAAAGGATTACTTGATAAAGTGGGTGTTATAAAAGATTATAATTATATACTTAATGCTTATAATTATACTCTTATTTGTGGATATATTAATAAAGACGACGAGACAAATCTTGTTGCAGCAAATAGGATTTTATTTGAAATAATTAAAACAAATGTTACAAATGCAAATAAATGGATGTATTTGGGAAATATTTTTAATGGTCTTATGTCAGATTCTCCTATAGATTTATATTGTGTAGATATTACAGATATAAAAATTCCTGAAACCAAAGAAGTTGTAGAAATCATAAATAACAAAAAATTTGAATTACTTGATTCTTCTTATGTTGTAACATCTGATGACATGTTATTATTGTCATCTTTTTTAAGACTTTTTAATTATTTTTATGTAAGTTCATTAGAAAAATATAAAAAATAAAAATTATGAATAGAAAAGAACGAAGAAAACTTTCTAAAAAATTAGGAATCTTAAATTATCAAAGTAAACTTCCATATAGTAAGAAGTTTAATCTTGTAAGTGAAAATATTAAAATAGGAAAAAAATTACATCAAGAATTTTTAGAAGAAATTAGAAGAAGACAAAATTTATCACAAGAAGAAAGAGATAATGAAAATATTCAATTTTTAGCAAATAAAATTAAAGCCGAAGAAAATATTTCAGAAGTTGAAGCTCTAGAAAAAGCACAAAAAATATATAAAAAGAGAAAATAATTTTAATGAAGTTCTATATAACAATAGAAAATAAAGAAAGACTCAAAGGGTCTTTTTTGAATTTAAAACTATTTTCTATTATCTATGTTCCGGAAATATTGGAACAATATAGATATACTTATTCTACTATAGATGATTATGGATCATTTATAATAAATAATCATATAAATAATTTAATTAATAATTATTCTAAATCAAAAAGAATTCGAGGAATAATTTATTCAAATCCTTATATTAATGATGATATAATAAATAATTTATTTGAAGTATTAGCTGAAAATAAAAATATATCTAATATAGTATTATTTGATGATTATAACATACCAAAATTACAACATCTATATTATTTCTTTGATGAAATATTATTTTTCCCTACAATTAAAAAAGTAAGATTAATAGAATGCCAAAAGATTTCAAGTTTACAAAATATTGAATGGAAAGAAAGCTAATAATTTTAAATTCATTAATTCTAATGCCCGATCAAAGAGGTCGGGCGTTTTTATTTGAATATATAAATAAAAACTATTATTATGTTTTTAAATAATGTAAATTCTAATGAAGTTTTTAAACAATTTTTCAAAAAAATATATACATGGGCTGATTTTATAGATCTTGTTAATAAAGATGCTGATTTTAGAGCAAAGGTAATTAGAAGATATAGAGAACTAAAATCAGCGTCAACTCTTAATGAGTATGCTAAAGTAGTATATGAAGAATTTAATGAAAATGATATTAATGCTCGCAGGGATGCTGCAAATTATGTATGGAGAAAAAAGGCTTATTATGATTTAATAGCGGAGTATGAATCACAAAAGGACGCAAAAGATAAACAACGTTTAAATCAAAATCAAACTCAATCCGGAAGTGATATAGTAGATATAGAAGCTAATAGAATTGTAGACCCATTTGATAAAAGACTTTATAGAATAGAATTAGCATTAAAGGGAAAGGATGTTATTGCTTCTGGAATAATTCCCTATAGTACTAAATATTCTGAAGCTGCAACAACTGGATACATAATATCACGAGAAGATCTTGAAAAGGGATTAACTGATCCACGCGAAAAAGAAAGGGCGCTAGAATTAAGAGAAGCAGAATATAAGAAAATGTTAAAGGATGATTTTTATAAAGGTGTCCCAGCGCTACAGAATAATTATGCATTGGTGCGTTTATTTGGATCCGAGGGAGGAAAATATTTAATTAATCAAAAAAAGCAAAGAAGATGGTATGAAATAGATACTTCACCAGATCAATTATATAATTTTGCAAGTGCCCCTACAACCACTTCTATAATTTCATGGGGTAATGCAGATCCTTATGGAAGAACACCATATAGTTTTACAGATTTTGTATTTTGTAAATATTGGAATAAAATACCCAATAATAGACTTATAACTTTAAGAAGATATGCTGCACCTATCCTTGATAATCTTAAATTTCCAGGAATGAAAGGTGATAGAGATAAAGGTGAAACTAAAGATGAAACAATTCCATTTCCACCAATGTCTACTGCCGTTACATATTTTGGTGGAGAAACTGGAAATAGTTTAACAAGTATTCTTAAATTTGCTACCGGTTTACCATGGGAAGAAATTCAAGCAGGAATATGGGAAGTTTCACCCGAATCTGTCCCAGATAGTCAATCTGGTCCGGGACAATTGTTTGGGTCCATAACAAAATTAGCTGAAATGCTTAACGTGGCAGCAGGAAATTTTAGCATGGAATATATTATGAACCGAGGCCAATTACCGCCAGATCCATATAAAGATGGACCATATGAAAACAGAATAATGGGTCCGGTAAATAGAATTGATTCAGTTTTTAAGCGTAAACCTGGATTAATTTTTGAATGGGATGGATTGAGCATAGTATTTGAATATGTTGCTCGTCCTGTTGGAGGAATAAATCCTAAAGCTGTGTTGTTAGATATTTTATCTAATTTTTTAGTAATGGGTTCTGCAAGTGCTGTATTTTTTGGTGGTGCACATAGATTTATGGCGGATCCTATGAAATATCCATTTATTGGAGGAAAGGAAGGTATAGAAAGATGGTATAGAGGAGATCCTGTTGGCTGGGGACTAAAAGCCATAAAACAATTTACAGGAGAAGATGGTGGAGTCGCGCAAAAAGCTGCATCAAATATATTTAGTTCTTTAAAACAATTTGTAAATCAAATTTTAGCAGGTATAGGTGGTGAAGCGGGTTCATTTTTTGGTGCAGGTGTAGGATTATTTTCTGGAGGTGCAGGAAATTTAATTAATAATGCTATTGCCAAAAAAACTGCGGGACAAATTCCTTATTTGCGAGGTTTAAGAGCAATATTAACTGGAGAGCCTATAGGTGAATGGCATCTAACAATAGGCAATCCTCTTAATCCTATAGCAATGATAGGAAATTTAATATGTGAAAAAATAGAGGTTGAATTTAATGAAGAATTGGGTCCCGATGATTTTCCTACAGAAATGAAAATAACTGTTAGATTAAAACATGCTATGGCAAGAGATAGAGATGCCATAGAATCAATATTTAATAGAGGTATGGGAAGAATATATACACTTCCAGAATCATTTAGGGGTACCGCTGATGGCCAAACTGCTGTAGATAAATATACACAAGAAAATGTAACTACAGGAAATGCTCCGGATAGAAAATTTAATATTAAATGGCGCCCAGGAATGGATACTGGTTATATTCCGCCAAATCAGGTTTTGGGATCAACTCCATCAAATCGTGGTTCAGAGGTAAGTATATGGGATAGAGGCGCATTTAGTGTAGGAATATCAGAAAATTCAAATACTGATATTGCAATGAGTGAAATGTTTAGAACAGCATATAGAGCAGCGGATTGGATAGCAATACGATCACTAAAATAAAAATAAATTACATTTTATGTTTGACAATAGTCTTGATTTGAAACCTAATTTTAAAAGGCCTGATGGTATTGAATTAAAGGACTTGACATGTTCTATGTTTAATCTTCAGAGTAAAAGTTATGTAACATATAGTTTATATAAAGTACCCGCAGAATTTGCTATGAGGCCGGATTTAATTTCTGCTGCAGTATATAATAGCACTGCATATGCTGAAATAATATTAAAATTTAATGGTATTTCTAATCCGTTTACAATTAAAGAAGGGGATATAATTTTAATTCCAAATCTTGATTCTGTAAGAGATATTATTTCACCCCGTCCGGGCTCAATTGCTGATACTGGTAAAAAACTTAGAGATAGCTATAAATATATTGATCCAACTAAAGTTCCTAAATCGGATAATAAATTTCAATCTAGAGAACTTATTAATATTCCGGATGAGGCTCTTCCGCCAAATATAACTAAGGAAGGAGAACAACAAATAGTATACAGAAATGGAAGAGTTTATTTTGGACAGGGCGTAGAAACATGTTTACAAAATGGTATGACACAATCGGAATTTTTAACCACTATAATAAAAAGTAAAAATAAAAAAAATAAATAATGGCTTCATCTAAAAATATAGTACAGACAGATAAAGTAATCAATAGAATATATACGCTTTTTGAAAAAACAATTGAACTCGATGAATTATCTATTCCAGGTACACCAAAAACAGGTGCACAAAAAATGGAAGATGTTTTATCAGTAGAATATCCTTTAGTTAAAGTAAATAATTATATATTTTCTAGAGATGAGTTAATAAGTGTAAAAATAGATTGTACTGATTTTTTACCTACTATTGCCGTAAGTATTGCAACTACAGATCATTTATTTCTTTCACGCGAAATGCCTAAAGATGGAGATATAATTTCAATTGCTATTAGAAGTAAGAATGATGTTTTAAAAATGATAAGAAATGATTATGTAATTACAGCAGTGCATACATTACCAAATACAACTTTACAAAAATCGCCTGTTCATATGACTCTTTATGGAGAATTATTTATTCCTGGCCTTAAAAGTCAAAAATATGATTTTTCATTTGAGGGGACAACATTTGAAGCACTCATGGATTTTGCTAAAAGATATGGTCTTGGATTTGCAACAAATGAAGATAATACAAATGATCGACAAGTATGGTTAAAAGCTAATATAGCAGGAGATATTTATGTTAATGATTTAATAAGCAAAGCATATAAAGATGAAAATTCTTTTTATAAGGGATGGATTGATGTTTATTATAATCTTAATTTTGTGAATGTAAATAAATTATTATTATCTGCAGAAAATGATGTTGATTTAGCTGTATATATTAATAATCTTGATAAAAATTGGTATCATGGCGGAAATTTTGAATCAGAAAAGGCACAACTAACAGTTAAAGTATTTTCAAATTATAAGACATTTAGAACTTCATCATTTTATATAACTTCGTGGAGACCATTTAATAAATCATCTACTATAACATTTGAAGTAGGAACTAAAATGACATTTGAAATGTTTGAACATAATAGGTACTTATATGAAGATCCTCTTAAACCAAAATATTGGGCCGTAACAGTAGAACCCATTTATGATAAAGAAAAAGCTAAAAAATCAATTTTATTAAGAGGAAGATCAAGATATGTACCGAGTGAGAAAAATACCGAGTTAAGAAGAGCAAATTATAATTATACACAATTATATGAAAAATATCCATGGCTTGGAATACAATATACTATAAGTAATTCCGATGAAGATAATTTAAAATGGGATGGAAATCATCACCGTAATTATCATTTAGCAAGAGTACAGAATTTAATAAATAATAAAGAATTAGATAAATTAAATTTAGAAATAGTAGTAAATGGTAATAATCTTAATGTAATTAAAGGTGATAAAGTTCCTGTTATAATAATTAAATCGGATTTAGATGATAATTTAAGAATAAATCCAACAAATTTTGGTGATATGGTAGATTCATTTTATAGTGGATGGTATATAGTTAAAGGATTTGTAATAAATTGGACAAATACAAATAGTGGTTCTATATTAAGTGATTTTACACAAGAATTTATATTAACAAGAAGAGAGTGGCCAACACCTGTACCGGTTGAACCAATTGAAGTATTAGAAAATAAACAAAAAATTTAATAAATTATTATGGCTGATATATTTAGAAGATTTAGAGGAACGGGAGAAAGTTTTTCAAAACGTTTTGATGAACCTACATATTTTTCATTTAGATTAGTTTTTGCTCCTAATCATGATAATTTATATAATTATGCAGGATTTGGTGCAACATATGATATGATGCCTCATCCTTTATTTGATAATATTTCCGATGAACATAAATTTAATAGAATAGTTGATAATGCAACTATTCCTTTAACGGATGTCCCATCATCTCAATATTCTGCATTACAATATTTAATTAATGCAAATGAACCGACAAGAGTAGAAATGTTAAAAGAGTTTATTGAAAAATTTACTTTTTTACAAAATAATTTTCCATATTATTTTCAAGCTATTGATGGTATAGCGGATCTTCTTAAAATAGATCCAACAAAAGGTCAAAGAATTACTAGTGATAAGAAACTTACAATAACATGTCTTGAAGGATTAGATTTAAGAATGAGTTATTTATTAAATCTTTATCGTAAGATAGTATGGGATGATGTTTATCAAAGATGGGTATTACCTGATATGATGAGATATTTTACTCTTCAAATATATCTTGCGGAATTTAGAATTTTTCATGTACCAATAAATAAAGGTTCAGGGCAAAGAATAATTAATAATAAATTGGATAAATTATTTGATAATAAATTTAATGTTATTAATTATGATGATGTATTAAAGCCCATAGATATTTTTAATACATATAATCCACATAAAGAAAGTGTTAAAAATATAATAACAGATGAATCAGAACAAAGTGCGGTGGAAACTGTATTAACAACTATGGATGAGATGTTACCCACTTGGATTATAACGTGTGAGATGTGTGAATTTGATATATCTGATATTACCTTCGAACATCTTTCTGGGCTAGATGTTGGAAAAGATCCAGTTCAAGGTCTTGTTAAATTTGGAATAAAAGTGGGAAATATAAAAGAAACACAAATATATCCTACATTTAGACATATGTATCTTAATGATAAAAATCTTAATAGTATAAAAAGAGCAAAAGATGAAATAACAACATCAGTAGACTATGATGCTATTAATAAATATTCCTATCCGATTTCTTTACAAATTGCACAAAATAGAGAAACTGATAAAAATAAATTACATATACCCGGAACACCTTTTATTGAAAGAGCAAATCAGGATACAATAAAAGAAATGGATATGATATATCCTGTGCAGGGAAAAAATCCTATTCAAGAAGAAAGAACCTGGAGAGGTAATTTAATAAATTTCGGTAAAGCATTTGTAAAGAACACGGTTGATAAAGTAATAGATAAAGCAAAGGTGACACCTATTCCAAATTTAGGATTTTCATTTACGGAATTACAAACAGCGATTCAATCTAAAGATATTATATCAACACTTGGTTTAATTAGAAAATCTGTTACAACTGTAGTTAATCAATATGTGATGCCATCTGAAAAGTTAAGTGAACATATTATTGATACTAATTTTAAAGAATTATTGGTAAATTTATCAAAATCTACCACAACAGATCCAAATTCTAAAATACTTGCAGAAGCAGCAAATATAGCACTCTCGGATAGGGGAGTATGGGAAAAAATAAAAGATTTTTCACTAGCAACGGATTTAGTAGGTCCGGGTGAAGTAAATGTTAAAAAATCAATATTGGGTGCCGATCAATATACAAATGCGGTAAACATTCCACCTTCATCTAAGCTTTCTTCAGAAATAACAGGGGAAACAATAAAAAATGAACCAATAAAATCAAAAACTATAGAATTAACAAATACAATAATTGAGGCGGCACCGTCATCACAATTGGGCACAAAACTGGAAAATTCACCCATTCAGGTGCCACCACCAAGTAAAGCAACTAATTCAAAATTAGAATAAATCATGGCATATATTTCAGATATTGATTTCATACAACATGATTTGCACGATAATGATTGGATTGGTGTAATAGTAAATACAAAGGATCCAACTTTTTCTGGTCGTGCTCAAATTAGAATATTTGGTTTATTGGATGATATACCTGATGAACATTTGCCTTGGGCTGTTCCCATTAATTCAACAATATTTGCGGGTGATGGAGCGGGGTCTTTATCTGTACCAAAAGTTGGCCAATTTGTAAGAGTTCAATTTAATAATGGTGATTTATATGCACCAGAATATACTACAATCCAGAATATTGATACAGAATTAATAAAAAGAATAAAAGATGATTATGAAGGAACACATGTTCTTTTATATGATCCTACCGAGGAAGTGACAATAATTTTTCAAAAAAATAGTGGATTACAAATATTCTTTAAAGAATCTTATATACAAATTACGCCCGATACAATGATAACATTATCAACACCAAACGGTGATGCTATAATGCAGATGGATGGGGATGTTGTTAATTTAACTACTAAAAATGAAGTTAAAGTTGCTGCGGGTGCTAAGGCTGAAGTTGTTGCGGATGAAGTAATTGTAAATGGTGCTCAAACAACAAAAATAGGTCCAGGCCCATATTCACATGCTATTTTAGCAGAGCCAATGTGGTCACTTTTATTAACATTGGCTACAGCATTAGATGCTAAATTTCCTTCTACTCCGGGTGTTAATGCTGGATTGGTTGAATCGGCAAAGCAGGCTGCGACTTCAACAAATGTAATGATTAGCATTTAAATATTTTAATTATAGTTTTTGAGTATGTATGAATAAACTTTTAGGAAATATATTAGAAAAATTTGATAATAAATTCAAAATAGAATTAGAGCGCCAAAAAAAATTTTTTAATAAACCAAATATTTTAGTTTCTATTTTTTCTTATTCATTACAATTATTAGATAATCTTATAATAGAAAAAAAATCTAAAACTGAAATTTTAGATTTTGTTAAACACGATAAAGGAATTAAAAAAATATTATCATATACATCTTTATCATTTGAAGAGGATATATTAAATGATATTTTACTTAAATGTTTTTCTGAAGAAGAAATTACTATTCCGGAATTTGATAATATAAGCCCAGAATCTTTTATTAATTACGCAAGTAAGGTAAATGATATTGACAGTAAAATTAATTATAAAAAACATGAAAATTTTTTAAGAAATTTACAAAATAATGTTTTAACATTTTCTTCTTATATTTTTTTATTACATTATATTATAGAAATTACTAAGGATTTATTTTCAAAAACAGAATTTCTTTCAATATATAGAACAAAATATATTCAAACGCTTATAAGAAATACATATGGCATATTAATTACTCAATTTAAAAATTCCAAAAATGAATATAAAGCAATAATAGAATCTTTAAAAAAGATAGATGATATTTTAATAGCAGCAACACTGGCATCATATATTTATAAAAATAATAGAAGTAAATTACAGAAAATATCAAGAGAAAAATTGCATGAGATCTCAAAAGATATAACATGTAATGATTTTGAGGATCCTTCTGATATTGTGATAAATACTACTTCACTAAATAATATAAACTTAAATTGTCCGATTGAAACGGATGATGAAATTATACCACACACACCAATTGAAGAAAAATTAAAAATTATTTCATGTGAAGTACCACAAAATAAAGAACCTGTTATAAAAAGTAATTTATCTCCAGATTTGATAACAACTGCAATAATAGAAAATCGAACAAACAATAAATTTGAAATAAAAGTTAATAAAGATTCACATATTACAGAAAATACATTAATAGCAATATATGATAATAAAGAAATATATTCACCGGTAAATGGATATATTGATTATACAGATAAAAATAAAATTATTATACGTGATGTTGAGAATTTTGATCAATCCCTTTTAGCATCACAAATTGAATTATTAAATAAAAAATACGAGCGATTAAATTATATAAAATCTTTTTTAAAGGATTTTTATATTATATCCATTTATCCTGTAATGTTATCTACTTCAATATTAGATGATACATCAACAAATATTAGTAATATTAATATTAAAATCGGTGTTGAAGATGAATGGAAAAAATATAAAAAAAGATATGAAAATATTAATGAAAAATTTAATGATAAGATTAAAAAAATTACATCTAAGGATAATATAGAAAAACATGCCAATAATGAAACGCTTTATGAAATAAAAGAAACAATAGAAAAAGAAGAAAATGCATTTTATAAAGAAATAAATTCTTTAGGCAAAACTGCCATCAATGTATCTAAAATAATTAGAGCCAAAGATAAAGAATTTGAATTAATTGATTATTATTTATTTAAACTTGGCGATCCATTAAATTCTATAGAAAATCCAAATGAAATAGAATTAATATTTAAAGATAAAATAAACGAATTTATAAATGAACGTTTAGTTATAAGCGATTATAAAAAACAAAAATTATCGGAAAAAATAAATGATCAAATAAAGGATATAGAAAAGGGTGCTAGTCCAGGAAATTGGTTCGATAAATTAATAAAAATTTATAATTCAAAAAAAAGTATAGATGATGTTAAAAAATGGTTATCGGGAATTGCACAAAAAAATAAAAAATTAAATGACGCTGAAAGAAAACAATCTATTAATAGTATATTATTTTTATTTAATCTTTATTTACAATATGATGATATAGTTAAAAAGTATAATGTAATAATAAAAGAAAAAAATAAAAAGAAAAAAACCATAGAAGAAGGACTATGGATAAAAAGATTTTTTGATGATATATGGAATGAATATAATAATATATTTAAAGAAATTAATAAAATTGAAAATCTGATAGAAAGTTTAAAATTATTTCAGGCATATTCAATAATTGAGTATAATGGAAAATTATCAAGATTATATTTAATTAATGATAATACAAAATGTGAAATAAAAGATGATGATTTTAAACCCTCTAAATTTGGATATGGTGATATAGAATATTGGTTAAAATATTGTTCATATGCAACATTAGCAAGTATAACAAATCCCGTTACTGGTTGGTCAACCGGATGGGTATTTCCTACTCCAATTTTATTTCCTGTTATTTATATTCCAGTAAAAGCAATAAGTACTACGTATGGATTTATTGTAATAGGAATTTCTATCTGTGGCATATGGATATATCCGTGGGTTTTAATGGCAAATTTATCAGGGAATTATGTAATTCCTTTTGGTGATCCTACTATTTCTATTAAAAAAGAAATAGAACAGACCAAGAAATCTTTATCTGAAAATGTTTTTAATTTAAGAAAAAATATTATTAAAAAATTAATGGATGAACAAAAGGAAAAAATAATTCAAAAAGAGGAAGAAATAAAAGGTATAAAAAAATCATTAGTTGATCATCAAAACTTAAAACCATCAAAATATTTAAATAATATAAAAAAACCTACATTAGAATATTTAAAAGAAATAGAAAAGTGGGAAGAAGGAAAGATTATTATTCAGGATAAATTGACTAAAGCTAAATATGATAAATGGCTATTGACGCAAAAATGGAAATTACTTAGTGATGCATATAAAATGAAAAAAGGCGTAAAGGGAATAGATGATAAAATAGAAAAGATAGAAGAATCAATAAATAATCAATTTAATAAATTAGATAAATTAATTGATAAATTAAATAATGTTATAGCACCTTTACCTATTACAATGAAGCCTTACAGTATTAATTTTGGTATAACATTAAAGAATACAAAACCTATTATAAAAATTACAGATGATATAAATGAAAATATTAATGAGGATAAACTTATAAATATTTTTGAAAAAAATAGATTAACAGAAAAAGATTTAATGTTATCAAATTTTGATAATAAAATTTCTTCATCAATTTTAAATTTAAAACAATTTAAATCAATTATTTTTGGACAAAGAAATATATTAATTAGTAATGATCCTTTTCCAAAATATGAAGAATTAAAACCTTCTAATGTTCAATGGATGAAATTTTTATATAAAGACTTTATAAAAGTCGGTGCGCAAACGTATGGATTTCCTGGACAAGCTCCATTACCTATATAAAAAATGGGGGAAATTTCCCCCATATTCTTATGTTTTTTCTTTTTTACTTCGTTTTTCTTCTTTAATTTCTTTAACATCATCTATCATTTTTGCTCGATTAATTTCATCTATACTTTTTATTTTAATGATGTTTTTATCAGAGATCATTTTATCTTCATCCTTTTTAGGTATTACTATTTTCAATATTCCTTTATCCATTGTTGCCTCAATATTGTTAAAATCAAATTTATCTGAAAATTTCCAGCTTAGTTTAAAGGCTCTTTTAGCAATACCTCTTTGAATATAATTTAGATCATCTCTCTTTGTTTCTTCTTTCTTTTGATAAGAAACTGTTATTAATCCATCGTCTTCTTCAATTTCAATATCATCTTTGTTTAAACCTGCAACAGCAATTTCAATCGTTACAGATTTATCATCTTCATAAACATCTGTGGGATAAGATGGTTTGGAATAGAAGATTGGAGAAAAAACCGAATCTTTGTTAAAAAGATCTCTAAATAAAACATCCCATGGTTCAAGTAAAGAATCTATGGGATCATGATCAAAAAAGCGCTTAAGTGATGTCATAATTTTACCTCCTTTCTTTAAATTAATTATTTTAATTTATTAGCTCCTAAGATACTAATAGGAGGAAAAATAATTGCCAAAGTCAATTATTTTTCATTTTTATATATTCATTATATAAAATAAAGATTTGTTAAAAAAAGTTAAAAAGTGTTAAAAAAATTTTAAAATTGATCCCAATCCGTAAGCTTTATTCTTTTCCATCGTTGTTGTGATGGTACATATACATATAAATAATTATCGTCCGATCGCAGAAATAATCTTGATTCACAGGAATCATTTGGAATTGGAAGATAATTATTATTATTTTCTTTTAAAGGTTCATAGATAACATTATTTTTAAAAATTGAAGAGTTTATTTTTACTTTTAAAGTACTTGGATCAACTATTAAAGTTTGATTATCTATGGCTTTATAAACATTAGTAATACTAAATTCATTTGATAAAACAGATAAAGGAACTTTAACAGGATGTCTCCAATTTGGAGAATCTATTTGAATAAAGATATTATCTTTATTAATAAAATTAGTATCCGTAATATTAGGATATTTTAAAATTCTTTCCATTATTATATTTTATTTAAATATTTTTTAAACATCTAACGCCAAATCCACATTTTTTATTATTATATGCATTATAATAAAAATCCGTATTTATTGTATATAACATACTATAATAAGACTCTGAATAATTTTTTTCCGTTTGTGTCCATAATGTGCTATAATCTCTAATACCTAAAAAATTACCATCAATATTACGTTCTCCATTTCCTACGGCACTAAATTTTGTAGTATTTAATGCTCCTAAATTAGGGTAATTCCAGTTTTCATATCCTGTTTTCTTTAAAAATGCTCCGGCAGAAACCCCCAAATAATTATATAATTCTTCAAAATCAGATAAAGTTGCAACCCTCCACCCTTCTGGTGCCAGTCCGTGTGAATCATTTACTGCATACCAATTATATAATGCACCATATGGGGTTTTATAATTAATATCATTATTATACCAACAATAACATCCATAATTTACATTTATCCACCCTTTATCATAATTATCCGACATAATAAAAGTTGCTGAAAAATTTGTGCCATTTGTAGTCATGGTTCCTATTCCAAGAGTATAAGATGCTAATAAATTTATTATAAAACCGCCTATATTAATTCCATTATTTAATGATACCGCCGAATATGCCATATTATCTTTAAAAAGAATTACATAAGGATTATCACCAGAATTTAATGAAAGATCTACTACATAAAATATATAATCTCCAATATTTAAATTAAGCGTTTCATTAAGTTTAGCAAATCCATATGATCCTGGGTTAGCGATTGCGGATAATATAGTAGTTCCAGATGTATCAAATGTACTAAAATAATAATTACCATACGCGCCATTTATCCAAGAGGAGCCTAAATTTTCATAATCCGCATAAGGCATATAAATTATTGGTGTCCCGTCTTTATAATGTGTAGTTTTTAAATTTTCCGTCATCCATATTTGATTACCTATAGTAATAGTATTATATTTATTACCATCATAATCATATACAACTAAAGAAGATTCTGTTTTTTGAGATAATGACTTATATCCTTCTTTAAAAACTTTTAATATTTTAGTTAACATAATTTCTGTATATTATGCTCTATTATATTTCCATATTTATCATAAGACTCTACGGATATAGTATATATTGCTGAAGTATCAAAAACAATAGTAACTACATCATTAAATACCTTAAAATAATATTTGCCATCAAGAAATTTAGCCGTCCATATATTCTTTTGATTTAATAAATAATTACTTGGATCATATTCTGCTTTAATTATTACTAATGTACTAGTATCTATCCATATAGGTTTATCATAATAATAAAATTCAGTATTAGAAAGTCCTAAATTAGTATTATACCATGCTTGTTCAATTCTATCTTGATCAAATAGTGTATTTATATACACAAATGTATTATCTAAATAATGTTCTTGATTATATGAATCTTTAAGATAAATCATAAAATTATTGTCTACTTCTATTGCAGTATCCGTAATAGCAGATAAGCTAGAATATGTAGAAAATGCATGTTTTGCTTTTATCGTGTATCTATCGGTATCCATAAATAATTCTGGTAAAGTATTATCAAATGTATGTGTACTTCCATTTACATTAATAACCCTATATGTAGAACCCCACGTTTTTGATAACACATTATCTGTTACAATTAATGCCACACATTGATTATCTTCAAATTGATAACCACTTATATCGAGTATAAGATGATCATTATAATTTGAAGGATTTAATATTGTTCTATATGTATCATTGAGTGCATAAATTTCAACACTTGAATCAATTTCAATTCCAAAATCTACTGGATTTTTATCTAATATAACTGTAACAGGATTACTTCCAGATGCTGAAGTTATATGAAAACTTGCATCAAGAATTAAAGAATATTTGCCTTTATCCATTTTAACCAATACAATATCATCATCGGTATAAAATTTTTGATAATCATTATCTATAGTTATTGTATTACCACTAATTGATGTAATTCTTTCTGTCATATTATAAAATCTGTTAAATGTATTTTCTTCTGGAACATCTTGAAAATATGTAATAGAAGGAACAATTATATAAGGTCTATTATTAGAATCTTTATGAACCGATAATCCTTGTAATGGAATGTGTCTATCATAAATAGGGTAAAGATTTTTTAAAATAATATCATTTACCTCATCCCTACTCATATATCTACTTACATCATATCCCATATATGAAGAATTATCTACAAGAAAATATAATGTAGGAGATTTAATCCATACTTTAGCAGGTTCTTTTGCCATATTGTATAATAAAGTATTATAATCATCCCAGGCAAATAATTCAACATTATAATCGCCTATATGATTAACTTTCATTTTATATACACTATTATCTATTATTACTGCATTTTCTCCACCAGTTAAACCAGAAGGATCCGTCCAATAATAAATACTTGGATCTATTTGAAATAATTTCATTCGCGGAGAATAGTATTCTACATTCATTGTAATTTTTTGTTCTTCAATACTTGTATCATAATTAAAATTAATATAAACATATGAATTATCTGATGTATCTGGAACTGTGCCAGCATTCATTTCTATTTTACCATCCAAAATATCAAGTATATACTCTTTACCCAAAAAATTATGAATTACATTACTAGAATCTATAGTTTTATAATTTTTAAATGTTAAAAGAGGAACTTTATAATTTGAATCATACGCATATTGTAATTTTGAATTAGAATCAGGATTAAGCGTTATATAATCATTAAATGTATAAATTATTCCCGAGGATGTTTCCATATAATAATCAACAGGTAATGATGATGTTATAATAGTGTCACTATCAGCAGTTATGTATACACTAGATTCTAAAACAAATGATATTTTATCCTCATCATATTGTATATTATATTCAATAGGATCTTCATCTGGTAAGTATAAAGTACCGGATCCCGATGTTATAGTATATGTACCTTTTGGTGAAACTAAATATTTTGAAGAAGTCGCATTAATATATACATTTTTATTTGAATAAATTGAGTATGCTACTGAATTACCCCATTCATCTATTGAAGGATCTCTTAAATATGCTTTTTCAAGATATATTGTTAAACTAGTGGATGTATCATAAAATATTGAAGATACATCATATATATTATAAAAACGTATATCATTTTCTAAAATAAATAATGGATTGGTTACTAATGTTTCTCCTATTACTCCGGCATAATCTTTTTCTACAGAAATTTTCCACATTATATCATTAATATTTGTAAAAGGATATTTAAATGTGGAACCTAATAATAAAAAGTCACTTGGATTAGAAATATATGAAGGATCATCTAATGAATAATATTGAGAGTCTATAGTATTCCATGCACAGTCTGCAAAGTCTATAAATCTATGATTTTTAAAATCATCAATTTTTGAATTTGTTATTTCAAGAAATGATAAATATACACTAGCATCACCCGATATTAATTCATTACGCTTATAAAGTGAATAGGGTGTTAATGTTTGAGATATTTTATATTCATAACCAACGTTATGAGTAAAATATGATAAGTTTTTAAATCTTTCAAAATATATGCCTTCCCCTGTTATATCTACTATTTTACAATTTATTCCTATGATATATCTCTCGAGCCATTTTTTAAGACCTAATAATTTTATATAAATTTCTTTAAGATTATAAGAATAACAATTTTCAGTTTTTGGCGTTCCCCAATTATCAATTTCTCCTGTTTCTCTTGTTAAACAATATATCATTGATAATTGGTTTAGTTTCTTAAGAGCTTTTCTTTTATCTGCATCAAACATTAAAATTGTTTGCGTTCTATCTGAAGCTTCATAAGGAACTAAAAGTGATAATTTTTTATTTTCTTTTACATTTAAAAACCATTCTCTAAAATAGATGTCATCATATCCCAACCAACGTATAGCATTAATTAATCCTTTATATGTACCAATAAACGGAATTATTTTATCGTGTTCAAGAATTATATGTTTAGATTTATAATTTAAAATTTCCCAATCTGGCAGATCTTCATTTATATCAGTTTCTTTAAAAATATCTTTCATATCTTTAGGATCTGGCAATCCAAAATTAGATATAAGCGTTCTAAACCTTTCATCTTCTCCAATTGCTTCTGCACTAACAGCAATTTCTGCCAGTGTATATAGTATATTTCCTACTTTATGATAAAATCTTATTATTCTTTCGTAAACTCCTTCATATTCGGCTTTAAATCCTATATTTATAGCTAAGGCTGTGTTTTCAATTCTTTCCGAAAGATCAAATTCTAATTCATCCGTCCATGTTATTTCTGATGTTTCTTCATTAACTTCAAAAAATGATATTTCTGTTTCATCACCAATCATTCGTACAATAAGAGTAGAATTACTGGCATCATACGGACGTATATAATTATCATTATCTTTTTCAAGAATAAAAAGATGTTCAGTTTCTATTAATCCTACTGATATTGGATTTAAAAATATAGCGCCCGCATATGTTACAGTTGGATATATAAAACTTGCATCAATTGAAATATTTTCTAGCGCATAAATTGATTTTGTATTAATAATATCATTTGCTGAAGTTCCAATAGAAATATCTATAGTTATTATAGAAGCATCAGTAGAAGTTAATTCTACTGTTGAATAGCTAAAAGCATATGAATATGATGCAGTAACAGTGTCATAATAATAACCACCGTTTGTTATTTTTGCTGATGTAACACGTCCATAAGGATCTGTTATTAAATATCCTTCTGCATTTTTTCCTGTCGGTGAATTAAATAAAAGGTGTAACCATGAATCTGCTGTCCAATTAAGCGGAGATCCTGATTTTGTAAATATTTTCCAATTTTGAATATTCATAATAAATATCTCGGCTTTTTATTTCCTTTATACTATATTTGTAGTGTTTTTATCATGTGCAATCGAACACCACTTTTTTATACTTTTCGCATGTTCAAGAACAAAATATAACATCCCCTCAAGTACACCGTATAATGGTCTCTGAAGAGGATTTGCCCATAATTCTGAAGATGTTCCTTTTTGGAACAGCTTCCCTTTATAATCATAACCTAAATTTTTATAAACATCATTAAAATGTTTAGCTTGATATAAATATGATGGCCTTAATGTATATTTCTTAGATTTTCTTGGCATAATTAAGATATTATATTATTTATAATTGAAACATTATTTTCCGAATTAATATTTTTTGGTGTATATCCTCTTACTTGAATGTTTACCGAGGATAATTTATTTTTTTCTAAACTATCTTCATAATATATTCCCTGTGCATTTTCAAAATTTCCACGAATTAAAGGATATATATCTCTTACTGGAACATCATTTCCAAAGGCGTCTTTTACATATCTCTCTAAAATAATATCACCATAATCATCTATTCCGTAATGTGTTTTATAAATATTTATGTTATTTTTATCCGCATCAAACCACACATTAACAGAATCAACACCATCGATATCTTCAATTATTTTTATTAAATCTGAAACAGGTATTCTATTTCTTCTCGTATTTTTAAGAAAATATTCAGATGTTTTTGATATAATATCCTGTCTAACTGTATCATATTGTGCGCCTTCCCATAATATTAATGACATATTTAAAGTAAATCTTGGAAATTGTAAATCTAATATTACATTATCTACTGTTAAAATTCTTTGTCCGCTCTGTTCTATTAAATCTAATATTGATCTTTTTTCTTCATCCGATAATTTAAATGCACTTAATGGACATGTGTAATAATTTTCTCCAGATGTAATTCTTTTATTTACATCTGGAACTAAAAACAAATAAATTGTATTATCATCTTTCTTTTGTTCTTCGATTCTTTGCTGATAATATTGAAGCTGTTGTTTTGCATTATCTAATTGTGTTTTAAGCGCTGCCGCTTGTTGTGATGATACTCCATAAGTTGAACATGCCAAACGATATTGTTCATTTATATTTTCATAAATTGTTTGTGATTGATTATATTTATCAATAACATATTGATCTTCAAAAGTTGCAAATCCCGGAATGGCATCAATTACAGTAAACATATTTAATTTTCGTAAAAAATAGATATAATTATTTGCATTCGCAAGAACAAAACTTCTTGACATATGAGGTGCTAATAATCTCGTTAAATAAAGAGGCTCTTCTTGCGTACCAAACATTATAGGATTTTTTATGGTTACATTAAAAAATTTATTTAAATCTATTTCTTCACCGTTAAGAGCATAACCCGTTGTAATAAATTTCCACATATTAGCTTGATTATCACTCATTAAATTTATATTTCCTGCGTCTCCATCGGTTATAAGATATTCAACCAGAATAGTTGCCCCTAAACGAGGAATAGCACCATTATACCCATTTCCAAAAAACACATCTATACCGCCAGTTTGTCCTGTTTTTACCATTACGGCTTTTTGATAAAATGTCATATCTAATATAGAATCTACAATTTCCCATTTCTCTCCATCTACATAAACATTGACAAAGAAATTATCTATGGATGCGCCCTTTTTATTTTGAAAATTAAATGATTGAAGAGGAGTTCCAGAACCTGTTACTTGCTGGTATTCTATTTTTCCCTGAATAACATTTACAGTAATAGGTTCCGTGGCTTGTGAAAGATCAATTCTTGTTTCTTCACCCGGTAATATTATAGTATATGTTAAATTATTTTGAGTACTTAAAAGTTGTGTATAATTTGGAATAGTTATTATCTTAGCATATGAAGGAAATTTTGCTCCATTATATGATAATGATAATGTACCTCTGGCTGATGTTGCTCTTGAGGGATTATGCCCGGTTAAGGCGGCAATACCTCTTATACTTACTGGTCGGGAAGCAGTTTTTATATTTAATTCTGTAATAGAATCTTCAATATAAAATAAAATCATTCTTCCGTAATGAAGCATTACTTGAAGTAATTGTCCCATTGGAGATGCCATTGTAAAATGCTGAGATACATCTCCATATGTTTTCTTTATAAAATTAAGAGCATCATTATAAAGTTCAGTAAATCTTATTCTTGTGGTACTAAAAATATTCATTTATATAATTTTATTTTACTAAAATTCCTAACATTTTTTGATTATTTATAAAAATATCTATTACAGCATAATCATATCCATCGGCTCGTCCAAAAGATACTTGAGGAATAATTTCATAATCTGTTGATTCTGATATGTATAATTGAAATTGTGATTTTATTTTTTCTTCTATTTGTGCTTTATTAAGTTTAGTTTCAAATATTAAATTTTCAATTCCTACACCCATATTAATATCTCCAAAAACTTCTCCGGGTTGAGTCCCTAATATTATTTTAATTTTTGATATAATTGATTCAATAGGATCAGAGTGTTCTAAAACACCATATTTATAATTAGGATCTTCAGGATTACGAATATATATGTCCTTTATCATATTATTTTTATATTTTTATT